GCCGAGCTCAATTTGGGGCAGTCCGAGTGCCATCACAGCAAGCAGTCGGCGATTATACAGATGACGATAACCCCGAGCTTCTTAAGTGGCAATCACAAACTGATGACAAGGCGGCAAATTTTCTTGCTAAAGTAGACAAGACAACCGATTTATCACAAATTCAGCAAAACACAAATGACCCGTGGGCGTTTTATGACAACCCGCAGCAAAAGTTGGTGTTAGCATTGGGATTAAACAAGCCACCAACAGTATTGAGCAGAGCAGATTTTAACAACTATGTAAACCAAACGGGAGCTCAAGTAATATACCGAGGATGGAGCGGGCAGAACGCCGTTGACAGATTCGAGCAATCTCCTAACTCACATATCGGTAACGGAATTAACGGCGATGGATATTATTTCGCCCCGGACAGAGGAACAGCATCAGGTTACGGCCCCGTTGTAACGAGAGCCGCATTATCGCCATCAGCAAGGGTGGTTGATGTTTCAACTGTAAGGTCGGCAATAAGACAAGCTTCGCCAAAGTTGCAATCAGCGCTACAGAAGGCAGGAAGTTACGGTACAAGAACATACGGCGGTAACAATGGTGAAGCACAGATGGCATTAAAGATGGGGTACAATTGCATTGATGCCGGGTGGGCGATTATACCACTCACAAGAGATGCGGTTGTAATTTCAAAGTAATTTACGGAGGTTATTATGGACGAAAACAAAAAAGAAGTATTAGCACAGTGCAATGCCGCTTTGAAGTGGTATGAGAAAAAGCTTAAAGAAAACCCAAACGATGAGGATGCAAAAGCAGAGGTCGAAAGGATAAAAAAGCTTAAAGCACAGTTGGAAAAGTAAAGGTGGTTAGATGCCGAATAACTTAAAAAACACAGAAGCAACACAGTTTAAAAGCGGTTCTAATGCGGTTGAGAATGGAAGAAAAGGCGGAATTGCAAGCGGTGAAGCAAAAAGAAAGAAAGCATTACTGCGAAAGATAGCCGAAGAAGTGTTAAGCGGAACATACACCGATAAGAAAAACAACGAGGTAAGCGGTGAAGAATTAATAACAGCTGGTTTCGTTAGCAACCTTGCAGATTCAAAGGGGCGGAATTGGGGCAAAGCAATTGAATTGTTGATGAGGTTAACAGATGCAGAACAACCGCAAGAAGTAAACATAACAGTTGATAACTCATTAATTGAGGCCCTTAACGGAACAGCAAAAGAAGTATGGGAAGATGAACAAGCCGAATAGTTTCAAATGGAACAAGTTTTCAACAAAACAGAAAAAGGTATTAACCTGGTGGCTTGCAACGGATTATGACGGCATAATAGCGGACGGAGCGGTAAGAAGCGGTAAAACATTAAGTATGGCGATAAGTTTCGTTATATGGGCGATGGAATGCTTTAATTACTGCGATTTCGCTTTATGCGGTAAAACAATCAGTGCTTTAAAAAGAAATGTTCTTAACACGCTTAAAAGGCAAATTGAGGGGTTAGGTTGTACATACGAAGAGAAGAGAACCGAAAACCTTATAATCATACGAAAAGGGAACAAAGAAAACTATTTTTACACATTTGGCGGACGAGATGAGAGCTCGCAAGATTTAATTCAAGGTATGACCCTTGCCGGGGTTTTGTTTGACGAAGTAGCACTAATGCCACAGAGTTTCGTTGCACAAGCAGAGGCAAGATGTTCGGTAGAAGGTGCGAAGTATTGGTACAATTGCAATCCTAAAGAACCAACACATTATTTTTACAGTGAATATATAAGAGTTGCCGAAGAAAAGAACCTATTGTATTTACACTTTACAATGGACGACAATTTGACATTATCCGAAAAGGTAAAGGAAAGATACAAGCGACAATTCGCAGGTGTTTTTTATGACAGAAACATTTTGGGGCTTTGGGTTACGGCAGAAGGAAAGATATACATATCGTTTACGGAAGATAATGTAATACCATTGCAAGATTGGCGACAAAGCGAGTTATATAAAAACATAGTGTTATGTACGGCAGGCGTTGACTTTGGAGGAAATAAATCAAGCACAGCGTTTACCTTGACAGCATTTACAAAGAAGTTTCAAGAGTGCATTGTCGTTAAAGAAAAACGCATAACCGAAGAGATTGACCCAACAGAACTTGAAGAGATGTTTATTAAGTGGCTTAAAGAGTGCCTTGCTGAATATCCTATGTTGAGAGAAGTATATTGCGACAGTGCGGAGCAAGTATTAATCCGGGGTCTAAAGGCAGCGGTAGTAAAAGAACGATTACCTATAGCGATAAAGAACGCAAAAAAAGGTGCGATTATAGACAGAATCCGTTTTGGAGTGTCTATGTTTGCACAAGGTCGCTTTTATATGGTTTCAAATTGCAAGGAAACAATTGAAGCGTATAACACAGCACTATGGGACGAAAAATATGACGATGTGCGGTTAGACGATGGCACAACGAATATTGATAGCATAGATGCAACAGAATACAGTCAAGAGCCTTATATAAAGGCGATGATTGATATGACAATAACGAGGTAACGAATTGAGAGAAACAGTCATTAATTACCTAAAACAGAATAAAGTCAATGTTATTGAGATGTCAGACGAAGAGCTGGCGAGAATGAATGAGTGGGAACAGTGGTATAGGGGCAATGTTGACGGTTTCCACGAGTTTGACCAATGGAACGGAAAGAAGCACACAAGCAAGAAAAGAAAAAGCCTATTTATGGCAGCGAAAGTGTGCCAGGATTGGGCAGACTTGTTGCTTAACGAAAGAGTAGACATAACAGTTGCGGCAAAGGGCAAGAAGAGCTCACAGAAAGCACAGGAAACGCTTGACGGAATTCTTGATTACAACAATTTTTACGTAAAAGCAAACAACCTTGTCGAAACAGCATACGCAATCGGCGGCGGTTTCTTTGTTGAGTATTATAACGCAAACGAGAAAAAGACAAAGATTAATTACATAACGCAAGACAACGCATATCCGATTACTATTGATAACGGAGTTATAAAAGAGATAGCGTTTTCAAGTAAAGTTACAGTTGGCAACACTGAATACATTTACATAAACATACATACGCTTGATAAAAACTTTAATTATGTGATTGACAATGTGTTCATATCAAAGAACAGCGAAAAGCAATACGAGGAAGAGAGCAAAGAGTTTTATGTGCAAAACGGCATAAAGCCCAAATGGGAAACGCACAGCCCTGTTCCGCTGTTTCAGCAGATAAAGCCGAACATTGTCAATAGGCTCAATTATGACGGGGCCTATGGCGTTTCGGTATTCAATACGGCATTGGATGCGTTCAAAAAGTGCGACAGCGATTTCACAGCCTATTATTGCGAGGTTGCGTTAGGCAAGAAGCGTATATTTGTAAGAGATACAGTAACAACAGTAAACTTTGACGAAGATAACGAGCCTGTAAGAGCGTTTCAAGATGACGATATATATTATTCAATCCCCGATTATGAGGACGGACAACCGATTATTGAAAGCAATATGGCGTTACGAGTTGCAGAACTTGACACAGCATTGCAGAATTCCCTTAACCTTATATCGCAAGAATGCGGATTCGGCAGCGAAGGTTACAAATGGGAAGGTGGGAACGCCACAACGGCGACACAGATAATTTCCGAAAACTCGAAGATGTTCCGCACTTTGCAGAAACACGAGCTCGTTATGAGAAAAGCTATAGTCGATATGGTTAAAGGCTTGCTGTTCGTTGACGGAACGCTTGGCGGAAGCGGTGTTGAAAGTGATGTAACAGTAACAGTCGATTTTGACGATTCAATTATCGAAGATACGGCAGAACTCAAGCGACAGGCGTTACAAGACTTAACAGTCGGCAACATTTCAAAGCAACAGTATTTCAGAGATGTTTATAAGCTTGACGATAAGCAGGCAAAAGAATTCGTAACACAGATGTTAACGGAAATGAACGAAGAAATGCAGATGTTACAAACAGAAAGCGAGCCGATGCCTGAATAATGAAGCCCGACAGATACATAGACGAGTTGATTCAGCCGATTATCAACCTATACAATCAAATGGAGCTTGAGCTTATCGTTGAAATAGCGAAACGATTCAAAACCTATGATACAGTAGGCGGAGCGTTGGAATGGCAGATTGAAAAGCTGAAAGCACTCGGCGGATTGAATCAAGATGCGGTTAAAATAATCGCAAAGTATTCCAAAAAGAGCGAAGCAGTAATAAAAGAAATGCTATATAACGCCGGGTTCGTTAACATTGACTTTACGGAGCTTGGCAACGGAACTGTAACGCCTGAAATATTAGCCACACAGCCAGCCCTTAAGGCGACTTTTGATTACACCTATGAGAAATTAGGCGAGCGATATAAAAAAATCCAAACAAAGGCTTTAGAGAGCGTTCAAGGGCAATATATCAACACATTAAACAAAGCCTATCTTGAAGTCGCAAGCGGAACATATGACTATAACACAGCAATCAAAAACGCAATAAAAGAAATGGCGAGGAATGGCATTGAGGGTGCGGTGTACAAGCGAGGCGATGTTGTTGTACATTATTCCATTGAAGGAACAGTAAGACGAGATACATTGACCGCCGTTCATCAGTGTGCAAATGAGATGCTGTTAAAGACCGCTAAAGAATATGATTGCGATAAGGTTGAAGTAAGCCAACATATCGGTGCAAGAGTAAGTAAAAAGCCTATAGCCAATCATTTCGGTTGGCAAGGCAAGGTTTACAGCATAAAAAAAGGCGATGTATGGGCGCAAGACTCGACGGGTGCAACCGAACTCGAACAGAAAACGGGCTATGGCGATATTGAAGGGTTAGGCGGTGTAAACTGCCGACACAGAATGTTTTTATTCTTTGAGGGGTTTTCAAAACCCAAAAAACTGTTATATAACGAGGAAGAAAACAAAAAGGCTTATGAATTATCCCAAAAGCAGAGAAAATACGAAAGGGACATCCGGGGCCTAAAAAAACAGATTGCCGCTATGCAAGAACTCGAAACAGAAGAGGCAAAGGAAGAATTGAAAGTACTTAAATTGAGGCTCAAGCGAAAATTTGAGGAAATCAACGCATTTTGCAAAGCAAATGGGCTTAACCGTGATTATAGACGAGAACTTGTATTAGAGCAGATAAAATAGGAGTATATTTTGATTACAACTGAACAAATCAAGCAGATTGAAGCCGTATTGCGGAAAGGCGATAGGGTGGAAATAATTCCCGTAAAAGACGGAATCAAAATCCTAAAGGTTAAAAGAGAAAACATAAAATAACAATTATATATAATCTTGTAAGCGTTCAAGATGGTAAACCGAGAGTGGTAATTTTTACCGCTCTCTTTTTATTTTTGCCTCGCAAGGCGTTTAAACTGCGAATTTTGTCCCGAGTATGACATTTAAAAGGCTTAATGCAGAGGCGACACCTCGTTTAAAAACGAAAGGAGCATTTATGGAAAATCTCGAACTCTTGAAAGAGGTATTATCACCGACAACTTATGCGTTAGTTGAAGATGAAACAAAGGACAGCAAGATTAAACTTGCGGATTTGTCAACAGGTAAGTATACCGACGTCGGCAAGTATAACGCCCTTGACGAGCAGCTAAAAAGCACACAGCAATTGCTCACAAAAAAAACTAACGAATATGACGAGTTAGTTAAAACGGCGGGTGATAATGTCGAACTTAAAAGGCAGTTAGAGGAAGCAAAATCAAATTTTGAAACAGAAATCACAACGATTCAGAACGAAGCAAACGCAAAGCTTAAGGCTGAAAAGGTAAAAACGGCGATTCTCAATTCCTATAAGCCGAAAGACATTAAAGACATAATGCCGTATATCGATTTTGAAAAGATTACGGAAGATGAAAACGGATTAATCGGCGTTGAAGAACAGATGAAACCGATTGCCGAAAACAAGGCTTATCTTTTTAACGAAGAGCCGAAAGGAAGCTCGGGATTTCAGCATCAGCACGAAAGCGACCCAAACGATGCGTTTATGGCTGGTTTTGATGAGTAAGAAAGGGGCTATTTATGGCTATTAATTACGCAAGCAAATATTCAAGCAAGGTAGATGAAAGATTTACCTCGCAGAGTATCACCGAAAATGCGGTAAACAATGATTACGATTGGGACGGCGTAAACACTGTCAATGTTTATTCAATCGCTACCGCAGAAATCGGCGATTATTCAACCACAGGACTTAACAGATACGGCGACCCCGAAGAGCTCGGCGATGCTGTACAGACAATGGTATTATCACAGGACAAAGCGTTCACGTTTACCATTGACCGTTCAAATTATGATGACACTATGATGACCAAAGAGGCTGGCAAGGCTCTCCGCAGACAGATTGACGAAAAGGTTGTTCCGCTTATTGATGGTTATCGTATTGCCAAAATGGCAAATTACGCAGGCAAGACGGGTTATGGAACTATCGATGCAACAACCGCATATGACGAATTCCTTAAGCTCAATCTCCAGCTTAAAGGCCCGAAGAACGGCAGAATTGCTTATGTAAGCAACAACTTCTATCGTTATCTTCACCTTGATGCAAACTTCATTAAGGCAAGCGATGTTGCACAGAATATGCTCATTCAGGGTTCTCTCGGTGTTGTTGACGGCGTTAACATTATTCCCGCAGACGATTTCCTCCCCACAAACTGCGATTTTGTAATTACGAACTCTATCGCAACTGTATCACCGAAGAAACTCCAGGAATACAAGATTCACGAGAATCCTCCGGGAATCAACGGTTGGCTTGTTGAGGGCAGACTTCGCTTTGATGCTTTTGTTCTTGACAACAAAAAGAACGCTATCGGCTCACATTGGGACACACAGGGTCATATCCCAGGCACAGCGGGAACAGCAGTAACCGAACCTGAAAACATTCCCAATGTAACACCTTCAATCACTCTCAATAAGGCAGCAACCACAGTTGCAGTAGGCGCAAACGAAACACTTAAAGCAGTAATTGAGGGCGCACCTGCTGACACAACTATCACTTGGGCTTCAAGTGCCGAAGCAAAGGCAACTGTAACCAATAAGGGTAAAGTAACGGGCGTTGCAACAGGCAGCACAATCGTAACCGCTACAATTACCGTTGATGATGTTGAATACACAGCTGCTTGTGATGTAACAGTAGTTTCCGCATAAAGGAGTTAAAAAATGGCAGACTTTGAATTTTACGCATTGAATTATAAAGGCTCTGTCATTCCTAACGAAAAGGCGTTCGAATCGGCGGTGGTGGAAGCACAGGCTTATGTTGATGCACTCATAACAGATAGAAGTAACCTCCGATATGACTTCGTACAAGAAGCATATAACAAAGCTATCTGCGCCGCCGCCGATGAGATATATCAGCAAGTATCCGT